AACGTGCGTCCATATAATTCAATTAAAATTATTAACCGCCATGCGTGTAGGGCAAAAACAGAAGAAAATAGATATTAATATCCCCAAGTTGGACGATTTTATCCACAAGGCATATATCAATGTAGCACGAAAAGTGTATAAAAACGTGTATTTATTCGAAATCAGTGCGGTTCCACTACAGGTCCAGAAGCACAACAGAGAGCTTGAAATAATTGTCCAAGAGTGTATATTGAACGCGGTCAGAGAGAGCATCCCAATTGAAGGCATATTAAGAGCATATATGGACGAAACTGTTGAAGAAGATGTGGTTGAGGAAATTAAGGAACAAGTTGTTGAAAAAAGTGTGCCGGCCAATGCCCGGGGCGAGTCGGAATTTATTTCGGAAGTCAGGGTGAAGGATAAGGAAGCGCAAATAAAACAGCAGCAGCAAAGTTTAGCCGAAAATTTGTCGGCAGCAACGGAGAAAGCAGCAATAACAACAATGGCATCCGCATCTCTTAAATTCAACGATGTTGATTCCGTGATGGACAACAACAACCAAGAAGAATTTATTAGTGCCCCTAAGAGCCTGGATAGATTGGAAGAAATTAGCAAATTAAGAAACGAACAGCGAAAGAAGGATGAAGAGGATGACGACGATGATATTCTTAAAATTTCCGACCAAGATATTGAATTGGGTAGTTTAGACATTCATGTAATCGACAAACCGGAGGTCAAATTGGACGACTCATTTTTGTTGAATGATGTGGAAATATTGACCTAATTGCGTTAATATACCAATAAGAAACTAAAAATATATTGTAAAATGGATAATATATTTTTAATAGCAGGAATTATATCCGTCATTTTCTTTCTTGTTAAATTCTTGGAAATGCGGTATGTTGAAAAAGAAAGCAAGCCGTTGAAGCTGCTTATTCGCGATACATTGGTCGTGTATGTCAGCGTAGTCGCCGGCAATTTTGTCTACGAACAAGTTACCCCAGTATTAGAAGAGGCTGTAAAGACGCCAGGTGCGCCAATTGCCTTCACAGATGATGCGCCTTTTTAAACCGGCATATGGGTCAAATGCGAAAAATAGTCATTTATAATTACACTATTATAAATTACTATTCTGTTTATTTTTATCCTTTTATTTTATTTTATAAAAAAGGCTGTACTATTGTTATTTTGGCCTTCACGGCATTTATCTCCATCAATAACGGGTCTGACGGGTTAGGTTGATATTTAGTAATGTCATAACCAACAATTTTAGTTATAAACATATTAGACAAAATTGCCCCCCAATACAAATTAACAAATCCGAATATTATTATACAAGAAATAACAACTTTATCAAGCATATAGAAATTAAAACTACTCAATACATCATTATAAAATTTTTCATTAAAAATAAGATATTTATTAGATAAGTATAATCTTGTATACATAAACAATCCAAAAAACACAAATTCATTGATTGGTTTAAGTTGTTTTATAATTTTAAGAGGGGATGAATTCCTTTTTAAATATGTTCGTATTAAAGACCTTATACTTAAAAATATTGAGCTTGTTTCTACTATCAGACAATAATAGATATGAATCAATATTTGCTCAGCGGATGTCCGCCAAAATGTCATAATAATACATAATGCAATTTGCGGAACATGATGAACCCAAAAATCAAGACTCACGCCATTATATAAGTCATTTATCGCATAAAAAAAACATAAAATCAATCCAAATAACATCCAAGAATGGTCATTGTATTTTTTATAATAATAAAGTGAACCGCTTATAAAGACTGCTATTCCAAGAGAACACGTATCCTGAAAATAAGGCTTTAAATCGTGAAACATATTATTAGGTGTATTTAATTCGGTTGCCATTTTATTACCTAATAATATTTTATATAGCAAATTTATACTTATTTCATCTATCAGTATTTCATCTTCCCGTATTTCATCTATCAGTATTTCATCTTCCCGTCCAGACTTTGACAAAAGTGCCTCTAACAATATTATTATTAAAATCCGCTAAATAATTGTCAAAATTATACACAAATGAGTTATAATGAGTCCGAATATCACCATTAAATGATTTAATCTTATTCAAGTCTTTATATTCGTTATTAAACAATAATCCTAAAATGCGCTCTAGGCCACATCTATCGGTTCGACAAGTTATAGCATTAACCAAATTATTTATATTGTATTTTCTTTCTAAAGCACTTAAAAAGCGATGGCTTATAAATGTCTGTCCTCCAAAACACAAATTGAATTGTTTGTCATTCAATCCTAAAACATTAATTTCGCTGCCAGCCAGTCGCTGTTTAATAAATGAATTGTTTCTTAGGTATGATGCGATGCGGAGCAAATTGCTGAGATTTTCTTTGTCATATGGGTGATGCCAGAGAGGCAAAATGGGCGCCTTAATACTTTCAAATGGGATGCGTTTGTGAATAAATGTGCTGTCGTGGATAATTACCGCATTGTCAAACCATTTGTGTCTTAAAAAGTAAATATATGGCAGCAATTCGCCTCGACCCGGATATTCAGATTGTATTGTTTCTACATTTTTGTAATTAAATTCGGCTTTGACAAATGTGTAATTGCTGTTATCATCAATAATAACAATTTTTTTAAACGGATAATATGTTCTAAGTAATTTTATATTATGGTTCCAATATTTGTTAGTTTGTTCTGAATTAACATGCCTTGTAATGATAAAACCAAAGGTCATGATTGTATTATGTATTATATATTATTCAGATTATAATATATAAATTATTCGGTGTCTTTATCTTAAATTCCCTAATTGATATAGACCGGCAACTCATCTATATTGATGACGTCATTTTTGCCAACCGCATTCTTTGTTATAACAAATTTACTAAATTCAGGTCGCTCCAATTGCGCAGCAGGAGTGTGCTTGTGGACACAACGGGCAATCATTTTATATAATTTGAAGTCCGGGTATCTTTCAACCCCATTATTTTTATACAGCACATTGATGCCATTATCATCAATACACCAGTCGTTAATTAGCTTAGCAATCGGCTCCAATGTGTCATTCTTGATATCCGTAATATCATCAATAACATAGTCAAAAATAGAACACGCTAAACGGCACAAATCAAAACTGAAATTGGGTTCCAGGCGCGGCTTCTTATCATTGAAAAAGGGCTCAATATTATATTGTGTTGCCGCATCTCCGCCTGTTTGGAAACTGTCGCTACAAAACGTCTTGCCGCTATACTTGTAAATGGCGCGTCCAAAATCGATTATTTTGAAAATTCGGCCAAATGTAGGCACCTTATAATACTTCTTTTTGTAACAATAATAGATGAATTTCTTGTTGGTGCTAATATACATTACATTGTTAGTATGAAGGTCGTTGTGGGTGAATGAGAACATTTTTTGGTAGGTGATTAGCGTCATAACAATCTGGGTTAACGCCGAAAACCATTCGTCGTGCGACAAATCGGTTGTCATAATTAGGTTATCCAATGTGTTTTCGCAATGTTCCATACAAATTAGCTGGACAGGGAACTTGGGAAACGTGACAAACAGGGTTTCCTCGTCTAGGTCCGTGTAATCGCTGCTATTACTGTCTGTATTTGTCTCGTCATTTTCTAAGCTTTCGTCTACTAAGTTTGAGTCTACTAAGTTTTCTGCGTCTACTAAGCTTGCGTCATCTTTTTGTAAGTTTTTTTCTTCTTCTAAACTTGCGTCTTCATCATCTTCGTTTGTATGAGATGTTCTAGACGAACAAGATGACCCAGATTTCAACGTCTCGGATTTTTTTGTATCAATGGAAAGCTCACTCGAATTCATAATATCAACTAATTCAACATTCATATTTTTTATATCCGACAATGTCACAAGATTGGCATCCGGCTCTGAAAATATATTCTCATACATAGCGTCGTCAATTGATTTAGCAGACAATCCCGATTTATGCGAAATATTCATAATATTTAGCGGTTTCAATGGTTTATCATTTAGGTCATCGCCTGTAATCAAATGCGCGTAATCTTCAATATCAAATAACACATTTTGATTCTTTATGAAAAATTCGGACTGAACTAAGTATTCAATGTCGTCAATAATATTGATTTTATAATTATTTTTAATTGCCAAAAAAGACCCGTAAAAATCCAAGCCATGAATAAAACTGTGCGTATTTAGCGCCTGACTGGTGAGAAATGAAAAGAAACTATCTATATATGCGGCGTTGTTGAAATCCGCAATCTTTGGACTCACTTTGACACTCTTATCAATGGATGGCAGATTGAATAATGTAGGGTCATTACAATTGTATTTTCCAACAATGTATTTAAATGGGTCTAGTAAAGGCGCCATTTTTATAAACACCGATTGTGTGCTGAGAAATTCACCGCTGTCGTCACTCACGTTTTTCAATTTACAGGTGAATATGTTTTCAGAAGGGTCGCCTGATTTGTTCTCCTTTAGGTCAGACATATACCATAGGTGGTTAAGGTTTACACTGTTGTAATTGTTGTTATTCAGAGAAAAAAAACGGTCATATATAGGCACATAGTTCTGGACTTCTGCTAAACTAATTTGTTTGCTGGTTTGCAGTTTAGTAAAAAGGTTTGCGTTTTTTCTTTTTTGGTAATTGATGCTAAAGGCATTTTTAGTAGTGGTTGGAGTTGTTGCCATTAGCTAATTAAAATATAAATATTAGAAATATTTAACTCATTTTTTCCTAAACATTTTGTTAGTTTGCTTTTGTCAAAATAAATCTTATATCAGTGTATAAGTATAATGAATTTAGAACTAAAGCGGTTTGATATGAAAAGCATTAGTTTCAAGCCCGATGAATCAAAAGGTCCTGTGGTGGTTTTAATTGGCCGTCGTGACACCGGTAAATCATTTTTGGTGAGGGACTTGCTGTATTACCAGCAAAGTATTCCAATCGGCACAGTTATTTCGGGCACAGAAGAAGGTAACGGATTTTACGGCAAATTGGTGCCCAAACTGTTCATCCACAATGAATATAATACGGCAATTATTGAGAACATTCTGAAGCGCCAGCGCCAGGTGTTGAAACAGATTAAGAAGGAAATGGACCAATTTAAGCGCACAACTATCGACCCGCGGACTTTTGTAATTCTAGATGACTGCCTTTATGATAACACATGGTCACGCGATAAATTAATGAGGCTACTTTTTATGAATGGCAGACACTGGAAGGTGATGTTAATCATCACAATGCAATATCCGTTGGGTATTCCACCAACGCTAAGAACTAATATTGATTACGTTTTTATTTTAAGAGAGCCTTACATAGCTAATAGGAAGCGAATTTACGAGAATTATGCTGGTATGTTCCCTACATTGGAATCGTTTTGTCAAGTCATGGACCAGTGTACTGAAAATTATGAGTGCCTAGTGATAAATAACAATGCCAAGTCCAACAAATTACAGGACCAAGTGTTTTGGTATAAGGCAGATGCACACAATGACTTCAGATTAGGGTCCAAAGAGTTTTGGGAACTATCCAAATCCATCAATGATGAAGATGAGGAGGAGCAATATGACCCAAATAACGTGAAGAAACGTGGCCAGGGACCCAAAATCGCGGTGAAAAAGACAAAATGGTAAACACAAAATACTCAATTATTTTTGTAATATATTTTATATTATACAAATATATAATGCCGACATACACGGAAAATAATGTCAACTACACCTACACTGTAGGCAGTCCAAACGCGACAGTCGCATTGTCACTAAGTGCTACCGGAACTGTAACTATTTTAGCTAGTTTTATTGTTAATTCTGTTACGTATAATGTTACAAGTATTGGCGACAATGCGTTCCAAAATTGCTCTGCTTTATCCAGCGTTACTATTCCAAATTCAGTTACAAGTATTGGTACCTCTGCGTTCTATAATTGCTCTGCTTTATCCAGCGTTACTATTCCAAATTCAGTTACAAGTATTGGTGCCTCTGCGTTCAGAGACTGCTCTGCGTTAACCAGCGTTACTCTTGGAAATAATATTACAAGTATTGGCGTCGCTGTGTTCCAAAATTGCTCTAAACTAACCAGCATTATTATTCCAGATTTGGTTACAAGTATTGGTACCTCTGCGTTCCAAGGTTGCTCTAGCTTAACCAGCGTTACTCTTGGAAATAATATTACAAGTATTGGCCAAAGTGCGTTTTTAAATTGCTCTAAACTAACCAGCGTTACTATCCCAAATTCAGTTACCACTATTGGCAACAATTCGTTCCAAAATTGCTCTGCTTTATCCAGCGTTACACTCTCTAATAATATTACAAGTATTGGCGACAATACGTTCAGAGACTGCTCTGCGTTAACCAGCATTATTATCCCAAATTTAGTTACCACTATTAGCACCAATGCGTTCAGGTCGTGCTCTAAACTAACCAGTGTTACTCTCGGAAATGGTATTACAAGTATTGGTATTCAGGCGTTCCTATTTTGCTCTAGCTTAACCAGCATTACTCTTGGAAATAATATTACAAGTATTGGCCAAAGTGCGTTCAATGCTTGCTCTAAACTAACCAGCATTACTATTCCTAATTTGGTTACCAGTATTGGTAACTTTGCGTTCTATAATTGCTCTGCTTTAACCAGCGTTACTATTCCTAATTCAGTTACCACTATTGGTACCTCTGTGTTCGGAGGCTGTTATAATATAACAACTATTAATAATGCTCCTATAACGGTTTCTTGGTATTCAATTAGTGTTTCACAGCAAAACAATAGCACGCCATTTTTTAACGGAGTGTTTGCCGCGTTTGTTATTGCCAATACAACTATTATAAATGCATTTTATAATTCATCTAATCTGGGTACAAATATTATAGCACATACTAGTGATGATAATGGTGCTGATTTTGTATTATTAAATGGAAATACGTTTTCTGTATACGGAACAAGTATAACCAGTATTCCTGCTTTAGATTCCCAGTATGGTGCTCAAGAATGGAAATTATCAAATAATAATAAACTATCATACAAAAACTCTGCTAACCAATGGGCCAATTTACCAGACCCTTTTATTTTTACAATTAATTCAAAACAACCAGCCCCAACCATTACAAGTATAACAGCAACAAGTACTACTGCTTCTATTGATTTTACCCAATCAACAAATACAAGAGGATTAACAATTACAAACTATGCTTACAGCACAGATGGAACAAATTATACTGATTTAAGTCCTGCGCAGACAACAAGCCCGTTACAAATATCTGGACTAACTATTGGGCAAACATATTCATTCACAATTAAAGCATATAATGGTCTGTATAGTGAAGCATCTAATTCAGTAAGTGTTACAACAAATCCCCCTCAACCGGCGCCAGTTATTACCAATGTGTCCTATAGTTCAGATTCAACCAATGTCTATTTTACACAAAATACAAATCAATATAGTTCATCAATAACTAACTATGGTTACAGTGTAGACAATGGTCAAACATATTCAGAAACCAATGTTACAACGAGCCCGTTAAAAATTCAAGGATTGAAAACAGGAATAAAATACCAAATTATTTTAAAGGGTTACAATGGTTCATATAGTGACCCATCAAGTGTATATAATTTCACATATTATGTTAAAGTTGGTAAGAATCCACAGTAAAATATTTTTTTACATTTTTTACATTTTTACATTTTTACATTTTTATAAATTAATTAATATAATTTATAAAATTTTATAACCAGATTCTAGTTTAATCAACGCGGTCCATCTCTCCATCTTTGTCATTGTCTTTCTTTTCTTCCTTTTCTAGAGCAAAAGGTCCGCTAACTAGCTCCGACCTGCCATAATCAGACTGTCCAATCACAATATTGTCGCCATCAAAAAGCTCACTGCGAATATCCGCTACTGAAATACTTGAAGACTCAGACAACTTTGCCTCTTGAGTATTACTGACGCCAACCAAATTGCCTTCATTGTCAATATCCTGGGTCAATGAACTGCCATGCTTCTCGGCATTCTTCTTATTGTCATCAATGGCCTTCTGCTTGGTCTCCTTAACGCGCTGCTCGAATGCGGTCTTTGCCACAGACTCGTTCTTCTGCTTCTCCTGGGCAAGCTGGTTAAGCTCCTCCTCCATATACTCAACACGACCGGTCTTGTATGCCTCAGGGTCCCAACATAGCCACTGGCCAACAGGGCCGACAAACACGTCAAAACTGGGGTCATTTTCACGCAACAATTTGGCGCGCATCTCGGCCTCCTCTTGCGTCTGAAAATTGCCTCTGGACTTGAAGCCCCTGACGGATGTCTGGAAGTTGTGTTTGATACTGAATTGCTTCTCAAGGTCCTCCTCGTGCTTATCTAAAAAGGTCTTGTAGTCGTCTTCAATGGAAGAACTAATAATGTTCTCGCGCTCCTCAGTAACGAACCCCTCATAATCCTTCATAACGTCCTCAAAATTCAACTTGTATTTGTAAGAAACAAAATTAATAAATTGGTGAAACTTTTCCATGGACTTTGAGAATTCCCATTTCTTTAGGAACTCTTCAAAAAAGAACATTTCCTTCTGCTTCAAAATTTTCTCGGGAGTAATAAACGAGAAACAGCCAAATTGTTGGCCGGCAATTGGTTTATCCAACTCCAATAAGTCAACGTATTTAGGATTAGGAGAGCCGTCATTTCTTTGTTTACGTTCAAAGGCGAACTTCTTGGAAGCATTCGATTTAGATTTTCCACTCATTTATATATTTAGTTAGTTGTTCGTTTTAAGTTTTAATTTGATAAAATATTATATTTGTTTTGTTTGTTTTGTTTGTTTTGTTTCAAATAATATATAACAGTTACACAAAAATAAATATATTTTTTTTCTTTTTTATTTATATAAACAGAAATGGCCATGTTTGATGTTACTGAGCTTATTAAGCGTATTGTTAAATATTTAATTGAAGGTTTAATGGTGGCAATTGCTGCTTTTGCTATTCCCAAG